TCATAGGTATCAGGATCAAGCTGAACATTATAAATGGCCGAAACATATCCTGAATCGGGATCCGCAAACCTGAAGTCTAAATAATCATTTTTGCCCGTCACAATCCTTATTGTATCTTCAAAGTTGTATGTTCTTTCTGTGTATGTTCCATCGTGCTTATGTCCGGTTGTCGGATCCAAAAGATACTCAATCGTTTTCCTGTAATGCTCTAGCGCTAAAATATTGTTTCTGAAAGCTAAAGCAAGATAAGCCGTCAACGGTTTGTATTCGTGCGTCAGTTCAACAGGTATATTTATATGACTCATTTTTCACCTATGTTATAGAAGCCGTTCCGTAGCAAGCAACATACACACCTGAAATCGGATTGATTGCGTTGTTCTTCACATAGATTTTATTATTGTCTTGCATATCAGCAAGAAAGCCGCCATCTTCACTATTTGCGAAAACGCAATATGGAATTGGATAGCCCTTATTGTGCGCAAATTCAGCCGTTGATCCGCCGTTAATTGTCTTCGGACTTGAAATTGTTGGCTCCCCAACTTCAGCGCGTTGCATTGAATCATCTATGACTTCGCTTGTCCCGATTGCTCCACTTGCTGTTTTTGCTCCCGTGACCGATCCATCTTTTGCCGTGCGATTGCTTACGGCGTCAACCGCAATCGCAATAACTCCACCCGTTCCTATTGGTGGTCCACCCGGATAGGTCGAACCAGGATCGTGATCATGTTCATCTGATTTCTGTTTTTCGCTTCCAGTTTTCGTTTCAAGATCAACTCGAATTTGATCAAATGATTTTGAAAACTTTGTAACATTTCCTTTATTTGTTGTAGCGGGATCATCGTCTCCAAGGATCATTCCTGTTTGTGGATTTGGCGAAACTTCATCGTTTCCAATAATAATATTAAGCATAAATTCACCTACATGAAATAAACGTCAATGCCATGCGTTCCAGTTCCGTCATCGCTCCAGTTCCCGGCATCGGGAGAGGTGTGCGCATAAGCAAAAACAAATCCGAATTTCAATGTCGAATTTGATTGATCACAAAGGTAAGCAGCTCCACCTATTTGTTGCATAATAACGCCTTTTCTTCCTTTTGGATTTGATACGATAAATGTATCACCTTCATAATTAAAATCGTCATGTGTTGAATCATGTAGTGCGGTTCCGCCTGTGTTGTAAGCCGGATCCGCTGTAATATGCCAACCAATCGTTCCATTTATTTTAACTGGAGTTATGCAAAGGTTGGCAAAATTCCCCGCTTGCATTGTGCTTGCTGCTATCTTGCTTTGATCGAAAGCATCCGTTTCGATCATTTCGTTAAGTCTTACGGCGTCATTAGCGATCCCATCTTCACCAATCGGATTATTTGAATGGTCATGGGTTTCGATAAAACTTGTGATCGCTTCAACATTTGGATCAACTCCGCTTGCTCCGGTTCCATCGCTCCACAAATACAAATCTTTAGCAAGTAATCCTGTCAATTCATCCAATAAAGTTTCCGTCATTGGCGAGTTGGTGTTTAATTGACTATTATTTATTGTGGGCCACGAACTCATATTTATTTAACTCCAAGAATAGGGATCGTCGCCGTTCCCCATTTGCTCAGTTGCTTCGTCTGCAAGCCAAGCAAATGTATTTCTTTCTTCCGTTGTTGCGCTAGTATAATCAACAGTTCCAGCCGGAGAAATAACGCCACGTCTTCCCGCCTTCAACGGCTTTGTCAAGTCAATAAGCTCAAATGATATTTTATTTTGGCCGGGTTTAGAGTTTAAAACCGTTCCATATCGAATCGCATCCGGCCCGATTCCGTCCAAGTCTTTGTAGTGAATCGTATTTATTTCAACAATATCGCCCGGCTCGACAAGATGTTTCTTGAAAAAACAATCAACCGACAACAGGAAAGCAGGATCGCCATACAGTTGAAAGATTTTATCCATTACAGCGTAAGCCGTTCCGACTCCTCCGTTAATAGATTGAAGTCCTCTTGATTTAATTTCAATGATTCTTTTTTGGTTCTTGTATTTACCGGAAAGAAACTGAGGTGAAGCGCGCATGGGAAGCTCAAGCAAAAAGCTACTTCCATCATAGTCAAGAAAATACTTGACATGCGTAACGTGATATTCACGTGAATCTTTGATTGATGGTCTTTTGGCGTCAAGGATGTTGGAATCGTCAAGCCGCTCAAGCGTTGCGCTTGGGTTTGGTGAAACAGGGTAAACAATTCTCGGTCTTCCTTGTCCACTTAGAATAAAATATCCGCCTAGCGCCAACGCAAAATCATTATCTATAATGCTCTTAACGCTTTCATCTCCATTAAAAGTCATATCAATTGGAATCGCCATCACTTGATCGCGCATTGTCAACATATAATCAACGTCAATTTCATTTAGTTCGGGAGTCGTCGGATCATAATACATTCCCGCACCGGCCCAAACGGGCCAAACATTGTAATCCATTGACGGAGAATCACCGCCAGAAATCAAAAGTTTCAACGCAAGATCTATCGCGTTGCCTTGCAACCTAACTCTATCGTAAACGCTATCCGAATCCGAATCAATCAAAGTCAAGCTTCCACCGTCAAACTCTTTTTCAGTTGTAGTGAAAGGCTCGCTTGCAATGTCTTTGGCCGCAAAAATTGGCGAATTGATTTTGGACATAGCGTCAGACACTTCAAGATTAAATAAATCTCCATCTCCCGCAAAATCAAAATCAGATACCTGGGCTGCGTTCATTACAGTCAAATAATCGGCAACATTCATTCCACGAAAGCCAAGCTTAACGACGGCAGGAACCCCCAAAAACTCATTGGCTTGTCTTGCCGTCGAGAGAACAAGATTGGAGTCAACTAAATTAAATTTCATGTTTCCAACCGAGCTTGTTCCATCAAATAACATGAGCGTTGCAGGTTGCAAAACAGGCTCTTTTGTAATGATTTGGTGTGTCTCCAAGCCGATAACTTTGTCCGTGCTTAGATTCAAGTTGACGGGTTCGCCAATTTGCAACAAATAAACCTTGCCAAAGCATCCGCTGTCATTATGTATTTCATATTCAACGTTGACTTCAATCATGATCCACCTTGTTCTTGTTATGTCATCCGAGTTTCAATAAGTTGCATCCGAACATTGTAAAGATTTTCGCCCGAGTCAAACCGAACATTCCTACCTTTTTGCGATGGCGAACAAACACAACGCCAAACGGTTCTTTCCAAGTTCGGCGGGTTCTCTTCATCATAAATATCTTCAATCGTAAGAGTGTCACCGCTTAAAAGTGTGTCTCCAATAGCAAGACCTTCAATCATTAGATCGTTGAAGATAATGTTTCCAGGATATAATCCGGCAACATCGATTCCAACAAGCATCGAAGATCCTGCGTTTGCCATATAAGAGGAGTGCGTATCACTGTCAACCGAAGCACCATTGACGATCAATTCAATCGTTCCCGTTCCTGGATTGGTCCCGTCAAAATCTTCATACGATAAAGCAAGGTGAAATTCGTCGCCCTTTGCAATGGTATGAGTCCCGGAATTTACTTGCAGTTTTGTTAGACTTCCATCATCAAGATAAACATACCCATAAAATCGGCCGTTATTATCAACATTAAAACCGATTCCAGCCGGATTAGTAGTTCCTCTTTCTCCTGATTCAAGAATCTGCATTAAAGTAGAAGGAGCGTTTGCTGTAGTCCACGGAATCGTTACCCAAATATGAACTGTAAATTTAAGCCTAGAACCCGCTTGGTGCTGATTCGTTTGCAAAACATAGGCAATTGGATTTACAAAATAAAGTTCTTCGTTTGAATCCCGTGAACCGTCGGCGCTTCTTGTGCTGCCACTTTCGGCAAGGGCTTTATGTGGCGTAGCAAAAGCACGTGGTTCAACTTGAATATTCGTCACAGAGATTGGAGCGTTTCTTAGGTTAGCTGAATACTCAAAAACAAGCCTCGCAGTTGTATCAGTCACACTTCCAATCGTTCCTAAATCCATTACAGTTGTAAAATAATACCATTGCGGAATTGATTTTGGTGAAATAGTTCCAAGCGTGATTGTGTTGCCGGTTCCATCCGCGCACTTGATTTTAACAACAAGCGTTCCAGTCAAACTTGATTCTATGTTTCGCTCTGCTCTAGCCAAAAATGAAACAGTAACAAAACCAAGATTGTCAAGTTGATCTGGCATTTCAAAATCTTTATACCAGTTTCCTAAACCTGTTGAATTCTTGGCACGGACTCTTCCCCAAAAGCTAGCTGGACCATCTGGCGGAATATATTTAATAACTTGCAGTTCAATGTTTGAACTTTGCGTTATCGTTCCAACACCATCTTTCCAATCACTATTGGGAAAATAATTTGTTTTATCGTAGCTTCCAGGGTTACTTTCAAATACGCCAATAGCTCCTCTCTTGTATTTTCCTCCAAGCGGAATCTTTGAATAGCTCCCGCTAAAGAATCGATGGCCTCTGTAATCGTAATCCTCGATCCCTGTAGCATGAAATAATTTCGTTCCATCGCGCATGAGTTCAATTTGGTGTCCACGCGATAAACTGCGCTCTTGCGTTAAAAGCAAGCGATTTTTCAACGCCAAATCGCAACCCATAACCTGAACGTCAAGCATATCGAAATTCTGTCCAACATGCGTTTCTGTTGTTCCGTTCCAGGATCGATTTACTTCAACTTGGTTGTTGGTAGTGTCTGGATCTATTTCAAGATACTCCGTCAAATCATAGGAAGCACAGTTGAAAACCTCGATGATTCTAGGCAAGCCGCGTATTTGCTCAAATTGCGTATCAGACATTTGTGAAACCCTTACTTGTTTTTATTTGGTTTTAGATGCAATTAGCGTTCCGTTGTTGAATATAACGTGTTGGCTCAAGGCTTTGCTTATTGCTGGAGCAACCGCCCGAGCAACGTCATCGGCAGGAGTCAGCATGTTCCGAAGCTCAACAACAATTTTGAGCGTTCCTAAAACTCTATCAGGATCACCGCTTCCCGCCATTGAATTAAAAGGGTTCGCTCCGGTTTCATTTGCGTAGCTTAGTGCTTCATCTCCGAAAGCCTTGCGACCACGTTCGTTCAAAATAAATTCTTGAGAGTTCGCTTTGTCCGTAAACCCAAAAGAATCACTACGACCAAAACCAGGAACTCTCCCAAGCGGACCGCCTTCCTCATGGCCTAGCGTTGCTTCACCACCCGTGATTAAGCCTTTATAAATTGATAGATAAGTGGAATAAACAGCAGGGCCAATTGGCCCAAGAAGCGAAGTCCAACTTGCAATGCCGCTCGCAACCGTAGCGGATTGTGCAGATTTTTTGATTCCGCTTGCAACAACGGCAGATCCAGCCGTTGCCAAGTCTTTTGCAATTGCAGTTGACGCCATTTCAACAAATGTAGCAACGGCTTTCATGGCAAACTCTTTGATCAATCCTCCAACAATTTCGTTGAATGATTTATGCTCAAAGATCATCTGATTTAGCGCACCTGAAACCGTTGCGCTTATTTTCTTGGCGTAATCAGCATACTGTTTTTCGTGCGAAGTATTGATCTTTTTCTGTTCGGTTAAAAGATCAAGTTCAACTTTTTTGCGTAGCGCAGCGCTAGCTCCTGCCGCTTTAGAGATGGATTGATAGAGGGCGATTTTCTTCCTTGAGATTTGCTCTTCGGTTCCGCCTTCAATATCAATTAAAGCAAGCCGTTCCTCAAAAGCGGATTGGATCGCTTCGTTCTTTTCTTGCTCTAATTTTATTTCTGCTTCAATTCTTTCCTTTTTGCCTTCCAGCCAATCTTCATGCGATTGCTTCTCTAAATCATTCATTTCGATCTGATAAGCTGTTCTCGCTCCAAGATCATCATAATACAAAGCATTGAAATCATCTTGATACTTTGCAAGTATTTCTAGTTTCTTGTCGGCGTTATCCTTAGCATCCGACAATTCAAGGTCCATTGCTGATTTGAGTTCTTCTTTTTCTGATTCAATTAACTCTTTTGTCAGTTCGTTTTGCTTCTCTATTGCTTCCTTCTTTATTTCTCCAAGCTCCTTAGCTTGCTCTTTCGCGCTTTCGTTCGCTTCTCTTGCTGAAGCAACACGTTCAGCGTTTTGCATCTTGTTTATTTTATTTGTTGTTGCTACAAGTTCGCCTAATTCAGATTCGTATTTGCTTCTGAAGTTTTGAATTATCTTCAACCGATCTGAATGGCTTGCGTCTGTATCTTCAGTTAGCAAGTCATTTAGTTCCCTTATGAAATCAGTCCCTTTCCTTCCTGCTGCAATCTCTTTATCAAGCAAATCATCAAAGCCGATGCCGTCCTTTAGTTTATCCTCGAGCTTGTATAAATCTGCCTGAATCTTCTCGAAGAAAGCCGTTGACTCGGCTTGCTGTTTCTCAAGATCGCCGAGTAACTTTAAGTCTGGATTATTTGTAAACAGATTTTTAAACCGAACCCAAGCGCGATTTGCAGCACCAAAACCATAATCAAGCGCGTTTACCGTAGCAATAACTCCGTTAAACGCTTTAACCATAAGCACGCCGACTTCCGTGCTTCCTTTTCCGGTTTCGAGCCAAGTTGTCATCTGCCCAATGAGCGGAACTAGAACTTGTGAGATTCCGGCAATTGCTGGAGCTAGACCTTTTGTAAATGCCTGAATAAGATCGTCTGTGCTCATTTCGATATGATTTTGAGCACCAATGATCGCCTGACTGTATTTATCGCCCTCCTCCGCATTGCCTTGTATCGCTTTGGTAACGCGAGCATAGCCGGAATTTAAAACATTCATAATTCCAGTTAATGCCAATAGAGCGACTTCCGTCTTGCTTCCTTCCTTTGATGCTTCTCTAAGTTGCTGAACAAAAGCAAAAAATTGACCAATCGATCCACCCATTCCGGCAGCAAGATTTTGAACGGCTTGCTTCAATCTTTCCTTTTGTTTTTCCGCTTCCTTTTCCGTGTCTGTAAGCTTTTCGTTTTCTTTTTGGTTTTGCTTTGTTGCTTCCGTGTTGGCTTTCGTGACGCCTTCTAATGCAAGAAAAACTTCTTTCGTTGCATTCAAAACATTGGCCAAAGCTTGCATTTGTTCGCCTGAAAGCTTGGCGTCGTCTCCAATCTTGAGGATAGCAGCAAATAACTTTTCGATGTTTTGGATTGCAGAGTTTGAATCTGCTGTAATCTTTATTTTAGCTTCATTTGACATCTTATTTTACCTAAATAAAAAGGGTAGTTTGCTTGTGTTTTTATTTTGGAGACTGAGAAGGAGCCAAGCAAACTACCCTTGATTTAATTGCTGAACTTAATTAAGCAAGCGTTTCCATGTTGCGAAGTTCGATCTTGATCATTGGAAGATCGTTGACTGTATCGCGTTCAAGCTGGAAATTGTATGGTTGCTCAAGTGTTCCTTGCGTTGCTTGTGCGGTATCACCAATTGGCCTTGCGGCATAAGCTGTGATCTTTAAGCGTTGCTTAACTTCAGGATTTGTGTTGATGATTTCTCCAAGTTGAGTCATTACAATCTTGACAGTATTGTCCTTATCTTCCCAAGCCGTGTTGAAATCATCCCGTAAAGCGTTATCGTCTTCAAAATCCCATCCGGTTTGGAACGCTGCCGAATGCTTTCCAGTTCGAGTCGCCTTTACTGCCTTTGTGCTTCCAAGCCCGTGCTTCAAATCAGTTGGGAAATTGACAGAGTAATTCGCGCTTCTCATGTATTGGTTGATGTATTCATTTTCACCAATCTGAATACTTGAACTCAGGTTTCCGTCTGGGTTCCCTGGAACATCATTCAAGGTTCCGCTTGGCAAGGAGATAGCCGCAATTTCCTCGATATATCTTCCCTTAAATCCAAGCGTAATTGCCGGAGCATGTGGATCATTTTCGCCCCAAGCAAAAGCTAGAGTTGTCGGAAACGCCGTATCCATGCGTTGTGTAACAAGATCCATGTTGCACAAGATCGTTAAACCCTTATCTTGATTTTGTGCAGTCAAAAATCTGTTACTTCTAACCGGGATGAAAACGTGATCATAACATCGCGTATATGCTCCCAAAGCATTTCCGGTCAACGCGCATGGAGAAGATGAGTCCGTTAAATCAACCGATCCCCATCCAATAAGATTTCTAATTGAATTGGTTCCCTGGCTTGAAAACAAAATTTTCAAATACGTTGAATTGTTTTCTATCGTAAACGCTCCAGTTGCATCATTGAACGTAACTGTATAGGTTACATTTCCGCCATCTGCTACGCTCGCAGCCTCTAGCGCAGCCTTCATTTCAGCGCAAAGTTCTTCTGGAGTGTAAAACCCTAAAGTCAAAGTTGCCTGAAGTAAATTTCCACCAGAGCTGACTTCACGGAATGGAATATACTTTGCCGTATTTGTCACTTCAAACGGCTGGACTTCGGTTTCGGTATGAAGAAAAGCCATCGACAAAACCGTAGCCAAACCCTCATAGTAACAATCCATCGGGATACTAGCTTCGCCCGATTGGTTTTGCTTCCTCATAAATTGAGGTTCGCTTCCATAAAGTTGATCCGATGCCTTACTAGGCTTGGATTCCTTGATTCCTCCTGCCTTCATGGGGAAGTATTTGAACGCATCCAGATCCGTGATCGCAGTTCCAAACGTGTCTTGAATTGCAAAAGCAACAAAATTATTTGCGCCTTGTCCGCTTGCCATATCATCAACCTTCTTCCTTCCTAACTAGGATTATTAAATCGAACCCGTGTTCCAACACTCAAAACAACTTGACCTAGACTCAGATATTGATCGTTTCTTTTTTGCGTGATCCAGCCGCCGCCAGAAAGCGCCGTGTAATCAAGTCCCGTCAAGCTTCGATTCATGTTCAAATTAGATCCGCCTCCTGTCCATGCGTTTATAATAGCACAAGCCGCGTCAAGACTTCTAATCTCTGCGTCTTCCTGTGAAGGCCCAAGAGCGGCAATACAAATCAGCATATCAATTCCCCATTCCTGAGAATAGTTGTCTCCCGCTTTCCTTGGTTTTTGATGAGGCCAATTCAAAACGTCGATCATGATCATTGGGCATTCATCTTCTACAATATCATCAATTCCGATGGTTCCACGCTTGAATTGCCAAGCTGGATTTTCTGTATCGTAGTATGTTGCGTCACCGGGCGACCAAGCGTCATTTCCTCGATCTTGCGCTAGCTCCAATACTTTTGCAGCAATATCAATCGACGACAAATAAGCAAGAGCCCCTTTCCATATCCGCACAAAGTTTGCTTTAGTGTAGTTATTATTTGTTGACATATTTCAGTTTCCTTTCATGTTTAGCGCTAACTGTTCAGCCAAATAAAAATCTGCCGCGCTCGTTCCGATTGCTTCAGTTTCTTCTACGGTTGGCATGAATTTTCTTGCAGGTATTATCACTTGACGTTTCAAAAGATATTGATACCGAACAATTTCCTTAACGCCTTTTCCATATTTTCTTTGTGTCTTTTCAGCTAGCCAACCTGTTGATCCTGATGTTCCAAGAACATCGCGCATTGGAACGAAGAATAAAGCTCTCGGGAAATTCCTTGGACTCTTGCTTTCTTTTGCCTCTTTTGTAACTGGTATTGCTAAATTCTTTGCTTTTTTCGGCTTGACAATCCCACCATAATTCATCAAAGCGGCCTGGATCAATCTACTGCCAAACAAACCATAATCAGGAAATGCGGAATTGTAAGACTTTTCGTTTGGCTTCAAAACATCTGGAGTTATTCCGCCAACTGTTTGCTTTAGCAATCCTTTATCAGAAAGTGGCGCTTGCCCTTTCCTTGCGATCAAAGTCAATGGAGCAAGTGGATCCCATCCTCTACCCCAGTTCAAATAAACATATCTTTGAAGATCAATGATGATACGCTCAAACAGTTTTGTTTTGTCAAAAAACAAACCCTTCAAGATGTCAAGCCGGTTGGTTAAGTCGGCAACATCAACAGCAATCGAAAATCCTTCTCTTGAAATTGGCATAATTAAGCCGCTCTTTTTATTTTGATTGTGAAGGCATTATCAACCAAGAGAGGTTCCAAGTTAATGTCAAAATCCAGGTTTCCAAACCCTGAACCCTTTAATGTTGGGATCTCGCCGTTCGCTCTAAGTTTCGGATACTCGATTAAGATTTGGTTGTAATGTGGGATAGATGGAATCTGTGATTGCCGCATTAAAATAGACAAGCTTAAGTCGGTTCTATTTTGTATGGCGTCAACCAGAAACAAAGTTGAAGCATCATAATCCCATTTAAGTTTAACGCTTGGAACACAAATTGTTCCGCCTTCAACGCCAACCGGCGTTAAACTTCGAGCAACTTCCTTTAATTTGCGATTCCACTTCCATTGCAAATCAATCGAGTAAACATCCAATTCATGATCGTCTACTCCGTCATTTATCACAACCTTAAAGCTATCGTAAATATTTTCAACACCAACATAACTTGGAGCATCAAAAACATTTGATGCAATGCTTGGAACTGAAATTGGTTCAAGTTCCATCTTGCCAACGCCATCAAAGTTCATCCCAAAATGCTGATCTTGATTCGAAAGAGAAAGCCTGACTTGCGTGACTACATATCCAACATACCTAAAAAGCTTGTAGTCCCGAACAACATCAACAGTCATTCCACTTGGAACAAAATCCTTCTTATGTTTGAAAGTGTTTATTTCGTAACCCGTCAATGGATTCAAGACAACAGGATCACAAAATACTTGAGAGAACAGATCAACACATTGATCATTATTCAACAATAAATCGAGCCCACCAACAACTTTCTTTCTTGACAGTAGTTGCCTGTTGCTTGTTCCCATTCTCGATGGTCGGCTTGAAGATAGTTTGTATTGTTGTTTTAATGATTCACCGTTGGTATGCAAGTATTTGTTTGGTGTTGCGACAGAATTAAAATCTGTCTGCACACCATAGCGAATGTATCTTGAATCAAGATCGCTCATCTAGCTAAATCCATTTTGGATAGGTGTTATCGCGCACAACACCATAATCATCGGGATTTAAAAAACCCATCATTGGCCTTGCGAATTCGGCATATCCGCTAGAGTATGATCGTCTTGGAATAATAACGCCGTTGTCCATCAAGATTCTTGAACCGCTTGCATACTCGTTCAATTCGTCTTCAGCTCGCTTGTATGCTTTTTCTCCGGTTGAATCGCTTGTGGATTCACTGCTTCCAACATGCGTTAACAAAGTTGACGTTCCATAAAGCAGCGGAAAGAAAAGGTCAACAAGCGTTTGAGGCGGATTGTCAATAAACCCAAATGTTTCGTAAAGCTCTGAAAGCGAATTTATTATTTTATTTTTTGTCGCCGTAACGTCTCCTGCCATTCTGTTCTCAATGTCGTTCCAATTTAGTTTCTTATACTTACTTCGAACATCCGATATTGTGGGCCATGTTGCCATAATAAAAAGATCCGATAAACATTAAATATTTATCGGATCCTCCGTTGGTTGGTATGGTTCAAGTCATAAAATCAACATGATTGTTGATTACTCTTTCGCATATAGGCATTGCCAAGAATTAGCCGATTGGTTTGTCAGTGTGATCAGAACATCTGAACCGTTTCGATGGGCTACATAATAATCAACATTCTCCACTACGGTTCCAGGAGTGTTCGACTTCCAACAGGCCGGACTTGTATCTTGAGCAATTGAAGTAAAAGCGGGAGTCCCCGTATTTTCATCGGCCGCTGCCGATTTTAAAGTCTGAGTCACATTAAAAACAAATCCATTTGGATGATTTGTAACAGCGGTTGACGAAGCAACGAAACCGATCTGCGTGATTGCATCGCCCGTTCCTCCTGCAAGCGGCTGGATATTCAGCTCGACTTGAACCCACTTATTTCGAGGAATTGCAGGGAAGCAAAACTTAGCATTCGCCGTATCATCAAAAGTCATCAGTTGCATTTCGCAAGATGCGAGATCAACTGAACTGCGAACCCAAGCAAAGAAGCTTTTGTCAGATTCCCATGAATCGCTTGCAATTACACTTGTCGCACCATCCTGATCATCGAAACCGGATGCAAAAGTAATCTTTAGAGAATTCGCTCCAACCCGATAATTTGTTCCATCGATTGCAACTGAAACATCTGAATCAATTGCAGCCCAAGTTGGACTTGGCGTAGGGCTCGACGTTGTGTAAATTGTTGATTCCGTGGTTCCGTTCGTCATCGTTGGAATGGAAACCGGATACAACTGGAAACCGCCCGACGCCACATTCCTAGCGCCAGCGTTCCCGCCATCTTGCCGTGGAGGGACGACAAGCTTTCCACGGATCATCAAGTTCCCATTCCCGATCATTCCACCATCATACAAAAGCGAATTAAATCCGATGATCGTAGTTGGCGTCGCGGTTGCAACTGGAGTATAAACAAGCGCCGTTGCCGTGTTCGTTGGCGTCGGCGTATTCGTTGGCGTCGGCGTATTGGTTTGCGCATGAGCGAGCGCAGCAAACAAAACCGAAAGAAAAGCGAACTTGAAAAAATTACTTATCATCTTCATTTTGATTCTTCTCCTGAATCGACTTGATTTCAGTTTCAAGTTTTGCAGCAATGCCAAGCAAGTGATTTCTGGTTAGCGAAATTTCGCGCATCTTCTGATCATGCTTTGCCTTGAAATTCTTAGCTGCAAGTTCTTGGTCGCTTTCGGCAGAATCGCAAGCCATCAACTTATGCCTGATCTCGCTCAACTTCTTATTGCTCGCTTCGATAAGTCGCGCAACAACATCACCACGATCAAGCGGGCCAAAACATTTCTCTCTTTCCTTCGAGCTAAACTTCAAATACTCTTCATCGGAAAGATAAATCATGTCTCCAACATTGTAGAAATGATTTAGATACTTAATAAGGCAAAGAACAAGATAGCCTGTTTTTCCTTGCTGTTCATCCATTTTGTTTTTCTCTTGTTTAATTTGAAGGTTGACATCTTCTGACATCAACCTTCAAATCATTTTTGTTTACGGGTTCAGAAGCACGTTATCAATTCGAGCAGCAGTCCGGGTTCCGTAGCCTTCGGGCGCACCCGCCGCCGTGCAGGAGACGGCTTGACACTCAAACATGATTCCTTCTGGATCATCGCTCTTGAAGGTTCGCGCAATTGGAAGAACCTTCCCAAGTCGGCTCGGAGTGAAGAAGGATCCATCCGTAGCTTGATCTTGGTTCGCGTTCTCATCCCGCTTGAGAATGTAAACCGAGTTGCCCCACATGTAGGAATTGACTTCCGTAGCAGCGTCAATCACAGAAGTAATTCTTTGCGCGCCCAACACCTTGTATTCCTTGCATCCGAAGTAAGATTTCAGCATTGCTTCGGTAACATTTTCAACGTTCGTTGGAACGGTGAAAACGTTTTGATTGCGAAGATCCGCGTTGGCCCGGAGCGCAAGATGGACATGATAAGGAACACCAATGCTCAGGGTTTCGAGAGTAACGCCACCAATCAAACCGAGTTTCTTGGCGATATAAAGAACATCGTCTTTCGGCTTGCTAGTCGGTTGATCCCATTTGGTTGCAGCATCCGTCAAGCTCAGAACTTGATTTGAAGAATCAAAATAATTCGAATCGGTTTGAGCAAATGCAGCCGTTCGATATTCAAGCGCCAAACCAACAATCATTGCGGGATTGGCTTGCATCATGTTGAGTAAACCTTTGAAGGCTTGCGGATCGTTCTGGGCCAAATCGAGTTCGAGTTTCGTGACCGGCGTCTTGTGGACATCTTCTTCCGTGGTGAAAGTTCCGGTTCGAATCTTGGGAACCGAACTCGGAGACTTTCCGCCCGCGTCTCGTTTCGTGGTCAACAAACGCCGACCGAAATCAAAATCATAGACATAAAAGAAACTTCGGTTTCCAGTAACCGGAAGAACCGGCGCGAACCATTGCCAGGAGAGTTGGTTTGCAAGATAACCCTGAACCCTCGCAGTTAGCGAGGGATTGCCCTGAATTAGATTTTGACCAACCGTGATCATTGTCATCTAAGTAAGCCTCTCTTTGAGTTTTTGTTTTGTTTTTCTTGGGAAGGAACCAAGAGCTAAATAATTAGTTCTTGGTATATCCGTCCACAATGTAAGCCCAAACGCGGGAATTTTCGCCGCCGGTTTCAAGGAAAATGGCGTGAATCCAATCACCGCTAGCTCCATTTTCCCACCGTCCATCTCCCGCGCTAGTGGCCTCAGTTTGTGCCGTTGCCCCATTCGCCCCAACCTTGAGCAGAACCTTTTCTCCTGGAATCGCATGAGGGGCGGCATGCTGGCCAGTTTTCGTTACCTGGATCGTCAGCGGACCCAAGGTTTTTTCACCTTGCGAATTCGAAAGCGCGAGAACTCCGGCCGACAACTTAACGGCGTAACCAGTTGAATCACTCAAAGCCGAAACCGTAGACCCGCACGGCAAGCCAGATGGAGCCTGTTCATAAGCGTTATAACTCATTTTAACCTCGTAACTTGAAAGCGTTTTTGTTTGGTTTGGGAACGCGGAACTAAATTGTTCCGCGTTAAACCTCAAAACCCGTAATGTTGATATACTCGCGGAATTCCTCGGCCGGAAGCTTTTCTGCTTCCTCGTTCATTACTTGCCACAACGGCTTACCTGATTCGATTGCAATTTTCTGAACCTTGTCAGAGAAAGTCTTTCGATCGAACTTCCCGGAACCTTGCAGCGTTGGCTTTTCGAAGTCGCTAGACTGTCGGCTTGTCAACGCAACATTTCCAGGCAACGAATCGATCAAGTCGATGAACTGCTCGTACTGTGTCCGCTCAACAAGCTTTCCATTGTCCGCAAACTTCTTCTTTTCAGTTGCGTTCAGCGTAGCAGCATATCCGATCAGCTTCGATTCAACTTCCTTCGGAAACCTCTTGGCGTCTGCAAACTTCTTAATCGTCGGCTTGATTTCCTCATCGAGTCGCGAACGATCCATAAGAATTCGGCGAAGCTCGGCATTTTCGTTTTCCATCTTTCGCTTGAAATCAGAAAACTCTTGCTTCATCTTGGCGGACTTATCGGCCATTTCAGGATCACTCGAACTCGAACCAGAACTAGAACTGGAATCTTCACACTTCTTAGATTCCGCCATCTTGGTTTGCTTCATTTCCTCGGGTTGCGCTTCGCTCTTGTCGGCTTCAACATCCTTGGTAGCAATCTCAAGGAGCTTGGTAATACCCTCTCCAAGCTTGCCTTGCAGCGCAATCAATTGATCGGTCTTGGCGTTTCCTTCCTGGATCGCCTTCAAAAGTTCTTCCATATCTTCAACCTCTTTCGATTTGGTGTCAACGAAAATGAGTTTTCTTGTCTTATTTGCTCTGAAAAACAGAGCTTGCGAAAATTGGCTTGTGTTTTGCTTTAGTGCTTCATCTGTTTCTTTTGCTGAAATCTCGATAGGCTTCAGGTTGCGAACCGCTTCAAGATTATCACCTCCTTGGATTGAAACAACATCGATCACTTCATCGTATTTTTCTCCGGTTGTAGAAATATAATTTGGATAGAGTTCAATTGACGGCCTTCTGTATTTGCAGGCTACAACATCGTCTTTGATTAAGTCATCAACCAAAAAATCAGCAATGATTCTTTGGCCTTGCTCAAGTGGCCGACCCAACCAATCTTTATAACCGGCCGGGTTAAGTCTGAAATTGCAGCAAAAACCGAAGTTGATCCCCTTAACGTGGTTTGTAACTACAATGGGATCAACTTCATCCTTAGTCTTCCAATAGGCGTCTACAAGCCGCTTCAACCGTTCACGCGGAAAATCTTCATCGTTATGAAACCCATCCGAGAAAATCTCGACGCCCAAGATCCAGGAGCGGCCTTTTTCTCTCTCGGATTGGTTTGGAAGGATTTGTGGGATCGCCATACGGAAGCACGCCTCAAAGCTTGAACTCGTTCAATGTCAATATAATCAACATCAAAGCATCAGTCAACAATGCAGCGCAAAAAGCAAGAGCCGAACAATGTCGGCTCTTTAAGTGAAAAATCGAGGGCTCAACTCTCTACCTTTTTGAATTGCATACTCTATCTCTTCATCGGTTGACCATTGCGGTTCATCATCTTTGATAGTCAATGGAATACTAACACCACGACAATTAAAAGACCTTGCGCCAACGAAGTAATGGAGACGCGGATCACTCAATTTGATTTTGATTCCGTCGATGTATTGACTGACCTCCGCACTCCTCAAGCTGCCATCTTGGGAATAATCAAGACCGTCTGCAACTTCCGATCTTTGGATGCCTTGGACATAATCGCTATTCTTCTTAAACAAATCCATTCGAGCAGAATCAAATGAGTCAGTTGTCATAGTTCGAACCGTAGTCTCTTTGATTGCTTTCTTTGTAATATCATGGCCCGGCGTTCCTGGATCAATGAATTTACCAGAAATCAAACCATTAAAAACATCCCCAACTCTATTGACGGCTTCACTTAAATCGGTTTGTCCTGCGGACACTCTAAATGTAGTCATCAAAGAATTAGCGATTGCGGTTAATGCTTTTTGCTCGAATCCCCTTCGAACCTCAAAGGCTTGAGCCTTGAGCAACCCTTTAAAGTTTCCAAGATCAAATGGGTTGGAAGGTCCAGCCGTCGCATCAGCAAACTTGAGTCCGCTTGGAATCTTTAGATCGGCAATGCCAGCTAATCGTAATTCCTGAACGGCTTGACGTCCCCCAAACTTCCATGCCTCGACTCCACACTGATACAAAGTCTCTTCAAAAACATCCAGGTTCAATTGATACGATTGAATCCGCTTAAGCATTTCGGAAGGAGAAACTTTCGAACTGCGGATCCAAGACTGAACGTCTCTTTCAAACGAATCCATTGCAAGATCCCATTCGTGATTCAGTTTGCTTTGGAACTTTGAAATGATAACATCCAGACCTTTTTCGTTTTCCTTAAATTGGAAACGCTTCTCTTGCGCCGTTAATGGGCGCTTCCACCATTTTGAATTGTCGGCAAACAAAACCTTATCAGTGTTTCCGCTGAATTGAGATTGGCTTGGATCGTTTGCGCTTTTGTTTTCTTGAGGAATATTTCCTTTATTCGCTTGCGCTTCCTTGATTGGCGCGATGATTGCATCGACAACATCTTTTGGAATTGGAAGAAAACCACCAATCATCGCCCTTGCGGTTTCGGCAGGTAAGCCAGTTTGCAAAGTCGAATTGACAATAAGGACAGCGCTCTGAATTTGCGCGCCATCCAAGGAAACGTCAGCCTGAACCGCTTGCTTCTTTTCACCGATCTTGGGCCAACCGATACGTTCCCTAATTTCATTTCGATCACTGTCCTGAAGATTTTCCGCTTTCTCGGATTCAAGAAAAACTTTAATCGTTTCACGTTGATCAATCTCGGCAGATTTCTTCATCGTGAAAGTCGGAACATGACTCAAGGACCAACCATTAGCAACGGCGATCTGCTGGATCGGACCATTGCGATCCATAAAAAGTTCTTCGCCAGTTTGACGAAGTGGAGCGATCCTTTGCTCGAATCCAGAATCAAGCGTCTCGGCTTGGCTTCTTGTGGAGAATTGCCCTTCCTCCAAAATCAACCAAGGTGGGCCAATACTTCTCAAGATTCCCTTGTCATACAAATTATAAAGGTTGTTGTATGCGTCAATTGGTGTTTTGCTTTGAATGAAATCAACCTCAATTCCGT